CGTGTCTATTCCATTTTACAAGGTTGCGTTTTAAGTATTCACTTATCATTGCCTCGCTTGTATGGTCTAAATCGTTCCAATTATCGCAGGCGGTGGAAAATATGCCATAATCCTTTATCGCTTGCTCAGTAATTTCTAACCAATTGTTAAGGGTAAATTCGTTGTCGTTAAGTTCTACAACCTTAAAAAAGTCTTTAACAAACGGTACTACGTTGTAAAGTTCCTTTTCAGATATTCGGTAATTTAGCGAATAAGGCAAAAAAGACTTTCCAGTTAAGCAATGGATTATCTCAGCGTATATCTCATAAGTATCACCCATTTCAGGGGTATAGATTAAACATTTTTTGCCATGTGTCGAGGCTAGCGCGCAAAGCATTTGAATAAGTAATTGACTTTTCCCATCAGTTGGCCGCCCGTAAATTATAGTAGTGCGCTTTTCTTTGATTGAATAAAGTTGGTCTAAATTCTCAAAGCCTACTTTTAATCCAGATTGTTGGCCGTTCTTTTGCAGGTCAAAAATCTGTTCTTGTACCATGCTATCAAGTTCCTTTATAATTGCCATTACCAAAAAACTTTAGTATTGTCAACTTTATGCTTTCTAAGCCAAAACATTAAAGTTGGTATGTCATTGTTTTGAGCATAATCTGACTTATTGAACTTTTGCATAATACCATCAATTATAATTTTCTGCAATCCCCCTAAAGTTAAAGTAGGGTATTCGCTTTGAATTAATGCCGATGCTGTAAGTATTTGTTCAGGCGTTGAGTTATTAGCCTTTATACTGCTTAAAGTGGTTATTACTTGGGCAATTTCATTTACTTGACAAGTAGTTAAAGATTTGCTGTTGTCCAATGTTGCTAAGTTGCTCTGATTGTGATTTGTCTTTTGTAGTTGATTCATTATTCCAAGATTTATTATTTAAAAATGTACAAGGGTATTTTCTATATTGTTTGTCAGGGGTTGATTTTATGTATTCGGGCAAATATTCCATTATTTTTTCTTTTTCTGACTGAGTTAATAATTTCCATTTTTGCTCACTCTTTTTAATTTCTTTTTTATAATCGTATAAATCCCAAAAATCTTGAAAAGATGGATATACGATAGTTTCAGATTCTTTTTCTTCTTTATATTCATCTTCTACTTTCCGAACCATTCCCAAATGGTTTGAAAGGGTTTCAAAGGCTTCCAAAGGCTTTAAATCTGTAATATCTAAATCGCTAATTTTTAAATGATTAGGTAAATTATTATAACATTCAATGGCTGCCTTTTTCATATTTGGATTGTAGTTTTGATGTTTTATGAAATTAACCAAAATTATAAAGTTGTTATCATATTTTATCTTACCACTCAATCGAAAGGTTTCGAAAGCCTTTGAAACTATTTCTTTTGATAGCCCAGTTTCAAAACAAATCTTCTTTATTGAAACCTCATAGATTCCAAGCATATTGGTTTTTTCATTTGTAATGAAATAAATGTAAAGTAGTTTTTCGGATGGTGTTAATTCCTCAATAAAAGGGTCACTCCAAAAAGCAGTTGAAACGCTTCTTAATTTAGCCATAATAAAAAAATCCGTTGTTCATTGGCTTCGCAAGGGTATCAATCACACCCAACCAACTACTAAACGGATTTATTTTAAATTTCTTCATTTGATTGATTTTTTAGGCTGCGAAACCCATTACAAATATAAATCTAATACAACTTTCCTCTATTTAAAATTTGAAAAAACTTTAAATGCTCAGGCTCGCCATTTGATAAATCAATATCAGATTTTTGCAACATTATTGAAACGTTTGTATGACTTACTCCAAACTCATTTGCTATCATTTGATAAGTTCCACCTACTTTGTAATACAGATAATAAAACACCGCTCTTTTAATTACATCTGGTTTATTCCCGTTTCTTGGCCTATTCATTAACTCCTCTTTTGTAGTGCCAAAGTAAGCGCATAAGCTATCTATGTGAGGTTTTAAATCTATTTTGTTGCGTTTGTTCATGACTAAAATAAGGTTACTTGGGTCTTTAATAACTCTGCTTTCTTTACGTTTTTAACAGCTACATCAAAGTAAGATTCTTTTAACTCAAAGCCTATCCCAAATCTTCCCATTTCTATTGATTGATAAACCTCGCTACCTACACCCATAAATGGAGTTAAAACCTTATCACCTTCATTGCTCCATAAGGTAACTGCTCTTTTAATGGTTGGTAATTGTAACGGGCAAATATGCTTTTCATCTTTTTCATCACGTGCTGAAGTAAAATTTAAAGTATCTCCATAGTCAATGTCCATCCAAACAGGGGATGCGTATTTTTGCCACGTGTCAACATCAATATTACATCTTACGGGGTTAAGGTGTTCGCCATCTTTCCTAAAAACCAAAAGGTAATCAGGTATTCCAACCCTTGACATTGCAGCATCTTTTTTAACTTGCTTATGAAGTAATCCAAGAGCTTTTGTTCTTTGCATTTCAACAACTGGATCCTTCCAAATTGTTACTCTTGAATGATAAATAAAACCTTCGCTTTCAAATACTGACCTAATCAACCCGCTAAAATCTCTCAAACCTATATAACCTTCCTTACCTTTTTGAATTGGTAAGTCCATACAATGAACCGCAACATTTCTACCTGATTGCATAACTCGGTAAAGTTCATTAACCAAAAACCTAAATGCTATCTCAAACTCATTATGGTCTTTAGAGTTACCCATGTCCTCTAATTCATCAGAATAGGTGTATAATGATGCGAAAGGTGGTGAAAATATGCTTAATCCGATTGATTCAGATTCTACACCTTTAATAAGTTCCACGCAATCCCCTAATTGGATATGGCCTTTGTGATTAAAACTCTAAATTCGTTATTACCAAAGCCTAAAAGCATCTTTTCCTTATACTCTGGTGAATCGCTACCTTTAACCTCGATAGCATCGGGGATTAACTTTCTTAAATATTCGCCTTCCTCGTTTTGCTTAATCCAAATTATAAAGTTTTCATTTGAATTGTTTACAATGTCTAAAACTTGACTTAATCGCTCAATCTTGGTAAGTCTTAACTCAGCATTGAAATCAGTTGCAGAAATAGCCACATCATTAAATAAAGTTCCATTGCTTCGTTTTTCTGTTTCTACTTGCTTTTCTACTAAGTTAAGTCTTGGTAAGTCATAACCTTCAGCATTAAAACCTAAATCAGAAGGTTTTGAAAGCATAACTGACCATTGACTTACCCACTCCCAAAAAATAACCTCACAATGTCCTTTTATTCTCCATTTAGAAGTTTCGCCACCATCATGCACAAAGTACATTGCTAACATTTCTGAGCGGCTCATAGTGTTTAAAAATTCGCTATGATTGCCTAATTCCATAGGGTCGTTTGGTGATGGGGTCGCTGTGCAAGCTAATTTGTAAGGTGTGTTCAAAAACCTACTTATAATGATTGATTTTGTTGCACCTTCGTAATTCTTTAAGATTGAACTTTCATCTAAAACAACGCCACTAAATACACTGCAATCAATATTTTCAAGTTGCTCATAGTTTGTTATGAAGATTCCTTTGCCAAATACATCAGATTTTAGCTTTTGAATCTCAATCCCGAATCGCTCACCTTCTTTAATTGTTTGACCTGCTACTGCAAGCGGGCAAAGTATTAAAACGGGTTGGTTAGTGTGTTCAGTTACAAGCCGCGCCCATTCAATTTGCTGAAAAGTCTTGCCCAAACCACAATCTTGGAATAGCGCAAATCTACCCGCCTTTAACGCTCTTTTTACGCAATACTTTTGAAAATCAAATAGCTTTGGATTCATTTGAGAATCTTCTACCTCAAATCCAGATTCTTGAATTGTCTTGACTTTTGTTTTCAAAAAGTCCTCATACGTTGTTGTCATTTAATTAAGTTTATTAATTTGTATTGTTCAAAATCATAATTGCCAAAATGAACTTTTGCGTGTATGCTTTGGCTTGGTAATACTGCTAAATTTTCTATTGAATTGTTGTGTTTATTGCAGTCAATATGATGCACAACTTCGCCTTTTATTAATTTTCTATTCAATGCCTTTTCAGCTACTACAATATGGGTATGCCTATCATTGGTTTTTAGGTATGTTGTTTTTTTACTATTTAAAACTCTATCGTTTGAATAGCATTCTTTTGAGCAATAGTTTTTAATAAACTCTTTTTGCTCACCAAATCTTCTATAAAATTCAACTTCGCAAAATTTACATTTCAAAGTGCTTCCATGCTGCCTATGTTTATTGGCACATTCCTTTGAGCAAAACTTACCCCTTCCCTTTTTCATTTGACATTCTAGCTTGTAGTGGATAGAATCACAATGCAGGCAATTCAATTTTAGTTTTTCTTTAGCTTTCATTTTCTGTATGCGTTTTAGTTTATATCTGCAAATATAAGTAAAACTCTTTATAATCCATACTTCGCCAATGCTTTTTTTGAAGGTTTAACAATCTTGTATTCTTTAAATCTTACCGTATTTCCAAACTTATTTTTAGTTTGCTTCCATCGGTCTATGATTTTAAAATCCTGCCTAAACTCGCTCACTCTGGTAGTTAATTTTAGCGTTCCCGCTTGTTTAAATCCATCAAGTGCGCTTGTGTAATCCTCAATCATTAGTTTGATTAAGATTTGTTCTTGTGTTGTCTTTTTCATTGTTATTTCACGTTTTTAATTACTTCGTCTAACTCCTCTAAAACCTTAAATGTTTGTTCCTCTATTTCTGCCATTTGAGCGGGTGGAATTGAAGGGATAAGCGTTTGTTCGATTATCTTACAAAAATAGTTTGCAGTCGGTTTAAGTTGTTTGACCGCATCTATAAATTGCTGATTCTTGATGTCCTTCTTAAACTCCCAAACCATGTTGAGATTCTGCCGTGCTGCGTTTAGTAGGACGTATGCGCTTAGTAGATTTTGTGCTGCTGTTTCGGGTTTCATGCTTCTTTCTTAATAAATAACCCGTTAACACTTTCCCCTTCTCTATCCTTGATTTCGTTGTAGGCTGCTTCAATGCAATCCTCAATCTTATAGCCTTGTTGAGCGGCTAAAATTGTTAATACTACAACGCAATCACCTAAACCATCTTTTATCTTTTCAGGTTGGTTTTTAATGATTGCGGATGAGGTTTCGCCTGCTTCTTCGAGTAGCTTGGCAAGTTGTTTGAAGCTGTTTTCTTTTAATAATAGGCCTCGCTTTTCTGCCCATAGTCTAATGTTGTTAAATGTCATTGTTAATCTAGTTTAATGTTTAATTTATTTATGTAATATTCGAAAGTTACCCCGCTTTTTAAGCCTTTCCATATTGTATGGTATTTAAGTTTTTGTTCATAGCATAATTTAGCTAGTGAGTATTTTTTGCCGTTATGATAAACGTAAAATGTATTTTGCTTATTAAAACCTTGTTCAATTGGTTCTACTATTCTACAATTAGAAGGCTCATAGTTTTTATCTACATCTATTCTGTCAACTTGTAAACCATTTTTCCAACCACTAGCAATACACCAATTATAAAATACGCCAAAATCATTAGCCCATTCATGACATACTTTTATACCCCTGCCGCCATAATTTTTATACCTATCTACTTTTTCATTTCTACATCTATTCAACATATCTTGCCACTTTCTATAAAGTGAGTGTTTAATAAGTCCGTGCTTTGTTTTTGATTTAGCGGCTTTATCCCTACCACATGAGGCGCAATGTTTAATATTACCACACTTAACGCTGTCATAGGCTTTTATAGATTTATCGCCACAATCACACATAAACAAAGCCATTTTTCTTATAGCGTTGTTTTTTCTTAATTTACCTTCTGTAAAATGTAGAAAGGTTAACAAATTGTATTTTTCCATCCTTTTATATATTTATCACAAAGGTAGTAATTTTTATATAAAAAGCTAGTAAAACTTATTAAATATCGTATAAACCTAATTTCTGATTTAACTTTTTTCTAAGTTCTATTAGTTCATTTATTGAATAAACCCTTTCCTTTGGCAATGATTTGTAAAACTCTTTAGCCTCATTAATTGCTGATTTAAGTTCTATCTTATCAAAAGTTAGGTCTTTGTAAATTACTGGCAAATCTGATATAAGGTTTAAAACATCCTCTCCATATCTTTCAGTTATTCCAAGTCTGTAACCATTGGTATTGCCGTGTAAATGTAGATTGCAAAAGTCACAAGATTTATGCAAGTTCCAAGCGTGAAAAGTTATGTTGTAGCTTGTGTTTTTGCTTTTATGGTGGTAGTGTGAGCAATGCCATTTTTTATCTTCTCTACTGCAACTTATGCAAGGTTGCCCATAGTCAATGGTTCTAATTATAGCATTAATTTGCGTTTGTAGCAACTTTCTATAATCTGAGGTTGTTAGGATGTTTTCCTTTAGTTTTTCGCGCTTTTCCTTCATTTCCTGAGATTGTTTTTTCTCCTTTAACCTCATTGAAAGTTCATATCCGCAATCGTTACTACACCACCAAATATTAAAGAATTGGGTTGTAAACTTTTTTGAGCAGATTTTACAAGTTCGTTTTAGGCTCTTTTTAATAAATGTTTGCATAGATTCCAATGGTTTAAAAAATCCCTATCTTCAATTTCTATCAAATCGCTAATAGTATCAATTGCATGGTGCGCGGTTGAATGATCCATAAGCCCAATATGGTTAGCTAAAAAAAGAAGTGAGCCTAATCCGTTATTTTTACCGATATAGATGCAAATGTACCTTGCAACGACTATTTCTCTTTTTCGTGTTCTTTCTGTAAGTTTATCAAAATTTATTCCCAAACAATTACATACTGATACTTGAATGTCAATATATTTTTGAAGTGGAGTCTTATTTTCTCCAAGTTTCGCCCTTATGTAATACCCTTCGCCTTGTCTTATTGTTGTTAGCATTGCGCTTCTATATTAGTTTGTTGTCGGTTATGATAGTTACAAACATGTAGTTTTGTAATATTGAGAAGCCAAATACAATTGAACTATCAAACCTTAAAAGTCTGGATGAATGTATTATCTCTTCTCCTTCATGTCTTATGTTGATAGTGTTTTCATCGACAATTTGAACATCTTTCGGGGTAAATTTAATAGCCTCAATTAGCTGTTTTATATATTGTTCTTTAGGTATTTCCATTTTGTTGTTAAATTAAGTAGGGGAATTAACCCCTACTGATTAGATTGTAATTTGCCAAGCGTTTAAATTTGTGTAAGACTTACCATTGAATAGTTTGGAATCGATGTTAAATTTAACACTTATCAATTCATCGCTTCTAAGGTTTGAAATTGTTTGAATTAATTTTTCATCATTTGTGTAAAAATGCCCATTTCTTGGGTACTTGTCGCCAATTTCAATACTGAAGGTTACGCGTCTAAAATCTTTGCCTGCTTTACTTGTGCCTCGGTCATCGCTAATGATGCCGATAAATTTTCCTTTTTCTTCTGCCATGTTTTTATAATTTAGTTTTTAATTCTTGCATATAATCAAAGGCTATGCTTACCTTTTCTAAAATTTGATTTATTCTCTCTTGGTCACGTTTAATTGCAATGTAGTGATATTGCCTTGCTTCATCTTTAAATCGTGGGTCATAGCTTAAAAATGCACAAAATTCACGCTCACATAGATACATATTAGCTTGCATTTGGTCATAATACTTTGGCAATTCATCTTTAAAATTGTATGCATTTACAAAGGCTTTATAGTATAAGTGAGTATCTGAATTAGGGCATTTAATTTCTGCTATTGCAAAAGGTAGAATCATGTCAGGAGTTCCACCTAACTTGCCATCACTAAACAAAACTTTACCGCCTTCACTTGTATAAATTACTTCATCACTTTGCGGGTCTAAACTTAGCAAATCACAAAGTAATAAGGCTGCACTTGGTTCGTTATCGTTACCCCATTGCATTTCATTGCTAAAATAAACGGGTTTAGGTGCTTCAAATTGTGCTGATAGCTTTTCTATTATGTAGGTAACAGCACCTTCACTAAGTAACTTTCCTGCTTCTTTGGCTTTCTTTGTTGGTTCTGCCATTAGTCGGTTCACTTCGCTACTTGTAAACATACCCACGCGCCATTGTAGCCAGTCTTCTTGTGTTTCAAAAACGTATCGCTTAATGTCTGTCATTTTAATTTCTCCTTATTTGAACCAAATGCACTTGTGATATTAGAATCAGATTGGTAGGCTTGCACATCCTTTCTGTTAAGGTTTGCGCCAAAGATTGAACCAAATGTATCTGCTGCATCTTTTACTGCTAAAGTCTTTGCTATTGGGAAGGCCATTGATAAAGCACCGTTATTAATATTAGCTAAATCTGCGGGGCTTGTTCCTTTTGAGGTTTGTAGTTGTGCTGCACCTATTCCGTCTGCACTCATTAATTTGCCCGTTGAAGGGTTTACAACGGTTATTCTTACCGTTACCCATACCCCGTTAAACGCTGTACCTTGACCCGTAATTTCTAAGTTATACGTTTTAAAGATTCGCTTTAAAAGTAGTTCAACTTTGTCAATGGGTAGGTAGCTGTAACCTTTAATGTATGGATGCTCTTTTACCCACTTTGCAGGCGGTGGAGTGTTAAGGATGAGGTTTAACTGATCATTCTTATAAGCATCTTCAACATCGAGCGTCAACTCGGCTAATGTTGGTATTTTTTGGAGTTCAGTTGTTTTCGTTTCCATTATCGTTTATTTTCATTTGTAGTTGTTGAATTTCTTTTTGCGAATCTTGCCACCATTTAGCATACATATCAACGCTTTTCTTTAGCTCTGCTATTTGATTTTGCAGTTCCAATCTTTCCTTAGAAAGTAATACGATTAAATCTATGTCTGTCATTGTTTTGTTTTTTATAGTTGTTCATCAGTTACTCTATCAATCTCATTCGGTTCAACAATCCCCGCACCTAATAAATCAATCTTAGGGCGTACTGCTGCACGTTCGGAGTTTAAAAAATCTGTGAGCAAATCTTCTATTTGACTTGCTGATAATTTGCCTTGACTAAGTAATGCCGCTAAATCTTTTTTATTCATTGTTATCTTGTTTAATTAACCATACTTTAAAATTACCAAATATTGCAATATACCCATCGCCTGAGTTGTAGAAGGTTGTTGCATTGTCTTTAAAAAAAGACTCGCTTTGTCGGTTTAATGTAAATTGCAAACGTATCTTTTCTTGAATGTCAATGGAGATTAATCCCTCTGGCCAAAATTCCTTATTGTCGATATAGAATTGGTCGAATTCCTCGTATAGTTCTATTGGTGTCATTTGCTTATTGTCCAAAAATAATCGTTTAAATACTCTCTTATTGTCGGTTTTCTACCCATCATTCGGTACTTATAGCGAATGTAGTCTGAGCGTTTATAGCCGTTTTTAACCTTAAATTCTCGCACCTCGTCTAACCATTCTTTTCTAAGTAGGTAGAATAAAGTTCCAAACATAATAACCCAAATTATACTATGCATTTTTGGCCTCCTTTTCTAATAATTCTTTGATTGCCTTATCCACGAAATTAGATAAGGTTTTAAATTTAACTTTTCCCGCCTCTTTTTGAGTTTCAAGTAAGGCGGCAATTTTAGGGCAGGCGTTCACATCGATTGCGAAGGTCTGCATTGAAGTTGTTTTAGTTGCCATTGTTGTTAATTGTTTTTTAGTGGGGGATTGTTAGTCCCCCGATTTGATTATAAACTAAATGATATGATTTTAGAGTTTTCGTTTCCTAAAAACCTAACTTTTCCGTTTGTTGTAAATGACCTATAAGTTTCTTGATTTTTTTCTATTGGATTCCAAAATCTTACATCTATTTGTAATACACTTTTATGCGTAATTATAGCGGTTAACTCTTGGCCTTTGTACAATATGTTTAATGTTTGGCCTATTTGAGCGTTTTGAAATTTTGCTGCTGTATTCATTTGTTGTGTCATTGTGAGTACAAAGATATGCACACAATTCACAATTACAATAGCTACCACAAATAAAATAATAAAATAATTTAATAAAATAGCTAAAACGCTAATAATCAAAGCGTTTATTTTAGGAATTATTTAGATGCGTACTTATTAGCCGCGCTAATTATCGTTTGAATTAAGTAAAGTAAGGCAAAAATTAGAATTACCATAACTATAAATGTCACCCAAAAAGACTGCCCGTCTAACCATTCATTAAATGAGTAAGTACTAACTGAGGGGCAAAGGGTTTGAACCTTGACTTCTTTGGTAATTATAATGCTATCCCCTAAACATTCACCGCTTAAATAGATTGAATCGCGCACTTTAATGTATCTAATACTTAATCTATCATTAGTTAATAGAATAGTGTCTACATCGTAATAAAATGCAGTATCTACCCGTAACGTTTCAGTTCTTATAGTATCGTGAATCGTTACTACTACGCTATCAGATTTGCAAAACTTTCTAATACTTTGTTTTTTGGTATAGCATGATTGACTAAGCAATAATGCTAATAAGATAATTATAAATCTCATTTAATCGAATAATAAAAGAAGTTAAACATAATACCGAAAAGTAACCAACCAATGAAAGCCTGAGCGGTTAAACCAAATGCAGCAATACAAAAAAATGCAATCATTAAAGTTTTAGATAAATGGAAAAGGTCGGTAAAAATGACAAGTATGTCAAAGGCAATAAACTTAGCTAAGTTGTAAGGCATAAACTTATTTAACCAATCTGCAAGGTCGTATTTAAGGATATACCCCTCACGGCTAAACCAAAGGCCATAATCTTTAAACTTATCTTGACTGCTCACTAAGTCCATTATTGCGCTGCATAGAGCAGCT